CGATTTACAGTATTGGCCAAAGCCAATGTTAATTAACCAGGTCGTTCAGACCTTATACTTGGAGTATGAAGATGAAGATAGATGAACTAAACACTTATGAATCAGAGCAAAGAGGAGAAGCTTTAATTTTTGCCGATATACCTAACGAGGCTTATCACGCTGGAGTTGGTATTAGTAGTAGTGCTATTCGTAGGTTTGGCGAATCGCAATTGCATGCAATAGAACACGTGCAAGAAACTACGCCTGCTATGAAATTTGGAACAGCGGCTCATGCTATGTTAGTTGAAGGCGATGAAGCTTTTAACAACGATATAGCCGTATTGACCGGATCTCCGTATACCAACGCCAACAAAGAACTTAAAAAAGAATACGAGGAAAGAGGTTTAACCGTTATTAAAGAAGCTGAGCTAAATCATATTAAAGGTATGAAAGCCAATATGATAGAAGAGGGTAATATGTATCTTAATCCAGAGGGTAAACTTGCTGAGGCTAGTTTCTACTGGTACGAGGATGAAGTCTTATGTAAGTGTAGACCAGACGTTCTCTGCCCGCCTCTAACAAAACCTTATGCAGATAATAGTGTTGTAGTAATAGATTATAAAACAACGCAGTCTTGCGATCCTAAAGCCTTTGCTGGATCTGTTAGAAAGTATGGCTACGATATGCAAGCGGCTTGGTATAGAAGAGGTATGGAGAAAGCTGGATTCAAAGTCCAGGAGTTTGTCTTTGTAGCTCAAGAAAAAGTGCCACCTTATGCTGCAAAAGTATTTAGAATTACAGAAGAGCAAATGGATATTGGTTGGGAAAAAATGGAAGGCTTTTTAAAAGATTATAAAAATTATTCAAAAGGCGGACATTTATCTATTTATAACTCGCCAAATATTGTAGACTTAATACTATAACTATTATATTTATAAACATGCAATATATGTCGAAATACATCTGCGTCTACAGAGACGAGCAAGAACTCCAAGCTATTATCATACCAGCTCCTAATCAGGATACAGCTGAGTTCTTTGTTAAGTTTGGTAAGACGTTAGATCCGGAAGATGATTTCGACATATTAAGTATCAGCAAATTCAATCCAACAGAACATATCAGTTTAAAAATTCATTAAGAAAAGGCTAGGTGGGAATCAGACTTTACGGAGAATGATGGAGGTCCCTTATGGCGCCCTAGCAAGCCAATTAAATTATAACGAAGGCTTAGCTGGTTTTGCAGCTGAATCTTCAGTTACCCAAGCAGGAGGAGCGTCAGCAGATTCTGCTTTCATTCCTTCTACTGGTTTAAATTCAAGCACTTTGTTCTTGTCGCCGTAATCTGGGTTGTCGCTTTTCTCTATACCGAGTTTACATACAACCTTTCTGCCAACAAGTTCAGAGGCATTCGATGGTGGATTATCTTGCAGACCCAATGCTTTTAATAATTTAGCAAAGTTTCTAGAAGCAATCTCTCTTACCATTTCTTGCTTACTGGCATCACCATTTTTATACCAGAGGTTGTAATTCTCTCTGATGATCCAGTTGTTATACTTATCTTCATCTACCTGCACTTCTAATTTTAGGTAGTCATTACCAGCTGCGGATGTAGTCTTTTCGCAAACACTAATCCTGCATCTGTAATCGCCCTCTGGAATAAAGGAGTTACCTTCATCCCTGCTTTCAAAATCAAACTTGACGTCAGCAAAATCGCTCATTTATCTTCTCCTTTAGTAGTAAAACCAAGTTTATTAATAACGTATGATAGGTTAGGCTCTTCAAAAGAATCTAACTTACCACTCCTATCCTTAGCGATATAGTTATCGCCAATTGTTGTTTGCAACCATCTATTGGTTACTTTCTTTCCTTCTTCATTTTCTTCAGTAAATGTTCTAAGACATAATACTTCATCAAAGAAATAAGGAATCTGTGTCGGCAGTTTAGCACCAACCATCATAGGCTGATAGTGAAACATACCTGTTGACTCATCTCTGAGTTTGTCTTCTTTAGCAACAAAGATTACGTGAATCTTTAGATCTCTAAACCTACGCATAGTTTTAGTCATAACTTCTATAACCTCTCCATAGGCTCTTCTAGGATCTTTGGATCTAGCTTTCTCTTGCGCTAACAATAATTCAGACATCTCAGTAACACTATCTAAACAGACAGTATCGTAATCAAGTTGTCCACTTTCTAACAACTGTGCAATCTCTTCAATCTCAGATGCTTCTTTAACCTCAATAGCAGTTACATTATCTGCATCTTTAATAGATAACAGACCAGCCTCCATACTAATGATTAAAGTCTTACCTGGTGCAGTAGCGCAGGTTGTTGTTTTACCGGCGCCAGAGGCACCATAAATTAAAAGCTTGGCCCCTTGGTTTTCTACCAACTGGCTAGGACTTTTAATACGTTCTAGGATATTCGACATATTCTTCTCCATAAATAATAAAAAACCTATTTTAAAATAAAAAAATATAATATACAATAGGTCAACTAGATAAATTAACGGAATGTAAAATGAACGAAATTAACCCAGTACAATGGAAGGTTAATTATCTTTGGAGAATAAAGAGCTTAGCCGATAAAGAGCTAAGTGTCTACACATCTCAGAAGATTGAACCTGAATATAAGGAGCGAGAAGTGAGAAGAATAACCCTAAAGGAGTATATCGAATTTGTAGGTATTGAACCTGCGGCAGAACTGTTTGGCTGTTCGCCAGCATCAACCAAGGCTTGGAGGTATGGGATCAGACAACCCTCTATCAAACAAGCTAAAAAAATTATTCACGCCTCTGGCGGGAGATTAGATTTTGAATCTATCTTTGGACCTGTTGAAGATGGTGTTGAATAAAAGTGTTCAATTTAAACGTAACAGCGCAGGATTCTGCGTTGGACTTAGCTCTTGCGTATGCTGAATATGGACTGAGCGTTATACCTCTACAGAGGCATAATAAAGTTCCGCCTAAAGAATTAGGCAGTTGGGAAAAATACAAGACAGAGCAACCAACGACAGAACAAATAGAGAAATGGTTCAAGGGGAGAAACGATTTAGTTGTAGCCTTGGTCTGCGGTAAGTTTATTGTCGTAGATGCAGATACACCTGAATCAGTTAATTGGGCAGAAGCCAATTTACCAGTAACACCTTTTAAAGTAGCAACTGGTAAGGGTATGCACTATTACTATAACAATCCAGAAAACTTTACAACTTACGTAGCTAGAAGGACCGAATCAACGGACCCAGCTAAACTTATTGACTTACGCGGCGTCGGTGGCTTAATCATTGCTCCACATAATATACATGCTACTGGCGCCATCTACGAACCTATTGTTATACATGACTGGGGCCTAAACGATGTTGATGATCTTCCGGACTTTACCAAAGAGTTATGGGTAAAGATTACCGGAGCAGAGAAACTAAACGGTAAGCCCATATCTGCTCCGTTATCAATCAAGGGTGTAAAAGAAGGAAGTAGAAACGACCAAGCCGCAAGACTTGCTGGTTATTTAATAGCCAAAGATATTAATGTAGATTTTGTAGAGTTTTTTGTTCAGTCTTGGAATAGACAAAACAATCCGCCTCTTGATCATACAGAAATATCTACTACAGTTAATTCAATACAAAAGACGCATGATCGTAAAAACCAACAAGCACCTGCTTATATAAAAAGTACGCATTCAATTAAAGAGCCAACTAATCTATATAGTCCTCCAGGTATTCTTAAAGACATATACGATTACTCGGAGAATATAGCCAAGATATCTCAGCCAGCTATTAGTATGCAAGCTGCGTTATCTGTTGGATCTGTTGCGGCAGGAAGAATGTATAGAACAGATATGAATAACTTTTCATCTTTATTCTTTATGTGTATTGCTAAGTCAGGTCAAGGTAAAGAAAACGTAAAGACTGTTGTTGAATCTATATTAGATAAAGCAGACCATTCTGATTTAATGGCTGGTGATGGCTATACATCTAGTGGTGCTATCTACTCTTTGCTTAGATATAAACCAACTCATATAACAGTTATGGATGAATTTGGTAAACGTCTTGAAAGCATATCTAAATCATCTAACTCAAACAAAGAAGACGCTCTGCAAGTGTTAATGGAAACTTGGGGTAGGTGTCATGGTGTCCTGCGTCCAGATAATTATTCAATGATGACGCTTAATCAAAAACAACAAAAAGAAGCTATGGATAGGTCTACGATTAAACCTGCTATTACGTTAGTCGGTATGAGTGTTCCTAAAAACTTTTACGGTGCTTTATCAACTGGCCGTATTGTTGACGGTTTTTTAAATAGATTTATTGTCGTTGAGTCTCACGTGCCAAGAAGTGTTGGCAGAATGATACCTTATGTTGAGCCACCTAAATCTGTATACGACTGGGTAACTGATGTAAGACAGACTAACAACGAAATGGAGCAGATAGCTAGAGACAATGCTGAATTAGATTTTAAACAACGCATACTTACCTTTGATGATGATAGTAGAAACTTATTAGAAAAACTTGC